ACTTCAAGATTGGTTTCAAGAATATGGTAGAAGAGGTGGAGTACCGTTATTTAACAAAAAGGAAATGGACGGCATTTTTGCATCTATTGCTAAAAAGACACCTGCTCCTTTTGATTTTATAATTTACAGAACTTCAAAAATAGAGCAAGATGGCGTTAATTCATATACAACAGAGAAAGGAGCATATTTAGATTGGGCTCAAGGTGTTGAAAGAGCTTATTTAATTCCTAAAGGAACTCCAATCATTTTTGCCGATGCCGATGCCGATGATAATGAAATTATTTGGATGCCTACTAAATCAGATTTAACTAAATATAAAATATCGTGAAATTTATAAAGACATTTGAAGACTGGAAAGGAGTTTCGCCTGAATTAAAAGCGCATATCGATGAGGATTTGGATTTAACAAATTCTCTGTTTAGATTGGGTAGCGATGCCTACTGCAAATTATTCGAGGAGGTTAAACAATATTGGGATGAGGGTAATATTATTCTTAAAGGACCTTCTGGTTGGATGGCTAAAAATCTTGAAGTTGGCAAAGATGCTGTTTATAAAGAACGTGGAGGAAATCAAATCAAAGTTAAACTCGACAGTCCTAAAAGAGGAGGTAAGGCTAAATTTATAGTTTATCGTAATAGTGGAAGAACTGATAAAGAGGGTAATATTGTTGCTAAGAAAATTGAATGGGGAGACCCTTCAACTACAGTAAAGAACGACGATCCTGGACGTGCTGCTAATTTTTGGGCTCGACATGGCTGTGATAAAGCAGCTAAAATGGATCCAATGAAGGCAGGATTTTGGGCATGCTATGGACCAACTCTTTTCTCAAAACAATTAGGAATTAAAAGTGATCAGCCATGGTAAATCCGGATTGTAAATGTAAAGAATGTAAATGTGGAAAAGAGTCAATGGAGGAAATGATCCGTAAAATTGACGATAACACAAAACCGTTTGTTGAAACTATTATATCTGATAATGAAGTTATCAGAGAGTTTACTACAGGTTATCCTGATCATTTATATAAATGGCATGCAGATCCAGAAGACAGATTAGTTGAAGTATTAGAAGATTCTGATTGGAGATTTCAATATGATAATGAATTACCAATTCCAATGATTGTGGGTGTCGATATTAAAATTCCTAAAGGAGTAATACACAGAATCATACCCGGTAAATCAGATCTTAAAATTAAAATATATACTTCATGAAGCACGTAAAACTATTTGAAGAATTTACAGTAAACCTGGTGAAATGTGATAACTGCGATTGGGAATGGAAGCTAGAGGATGGTGGTGACGATTTGTACATCTGTCATGAGTGCGGTCATGATAATACACCAACACTGAATAAAGAGCAATAAAATACATTTTAATTTAAAGATATATAATTAAAATATAATAAAATAATACATAAAATTATGGCTAAATTAAAATCATTCGAACAATACATTTCAGAAATGGACAGATCTGAAGAGATTGAAGATACTGTTGTAAAAACAGGAGAACCAGAAGAAAAAGATATCGAAGAGGTAGAAGACGATGCTGAAGAGGTTCAAGCTAACGAATCTGAAGAATCAGAAAATAAGGAAGAATCTTCTGAAGAAGAGATGGTTCCAGTTTCTGAAATGCTAGAAAATTGCTATGCAAACGTTAAAGAAGAGGCTTCTGTTTGGGAATCTGATGCGCATGACGATCATACAATCGAAACATACATGATTGAAAATGCTGCACTAGTCGCTACACTTGCTGCAAACACTCTTAAAGAAATGAAGAACGAAAGTTCTAATGAAGCTTATGAGGCTTGTTTAAACCAAATGGTTGAAGCTTATACAAAAAAGATGAGCGAAATGAAGGAATCTTCAAATAATCCAGGTGCTGAATTAGAAGATTAATAAAAACTAAACTTTTTAAAAAGTCTATATATAATATAACATATATAGACTTTTTTTATGCCTAGAATCCCGATAGAAATAACATACATGCAAGTTGCTTACCAATTTGCGAAACTAAGTTATGCTAACCGAAGAAAGGTTGGTTGTATAATTGTAAAAGATAACCAAGTAATATCTTTTGGTTATAACGGAATGCCACACGGATTTGATAATAAATGTGAAGAGGACGACATTAAATATTATGAAAATCCAGATATTGCGCTAGAGTTAATCGAAGATCACGGATACGATTGTGAAAACGGATGCTGTACTAAAAAGAATGCGATCACAAAACGAGAAGTCCTACATGCTGAATCAAATGCAATTATGAAAGTTGCCAAATCAACAATGAGTTGTGAAGGAGCTACATTATATACTACAACCTGCCCTTGTTTTGATTGCGCAAAATTAATTATACAAGCAGGTATTTCAAAAGTATATTACACAGAAGATTATAGAGATATGGGAGGCGTTGAATTATTACAGCGTGCCGATATTATTGTTGAACAAGTAAACGCATGGAATGAGCATTAATAAAATTTATTTACCAGAAGTCAAGGTACTAAAGAAATATTTAAAAGAAAATGGAAGTGAAAGATTCTATTATACCTATATTAGAAAGAGAGAAGCTTTTATTGGGGATTCAAATAGTGTTAATTTTGTAGATCAATTTTGCAAAACATACTTTAAAGATGATAACCAGAAAGCTATTTAACGCACTTAGGAAACATTTTAAAAAAAATGAATATAACTATAAAAATAAAGATATAATGTCAGAAACTAAAGAACAGTTAAAGCAGTTTCAATGGAAGAAGGGCGATAATTTTGGAGAAATCGTTACTGTAGAATCAGAAGATAAAGATTTTTATTACTTTAAAAATGGTAGTAGAATTTTTAAAAATGTGTTGTCTGAATTTATGGAACCTATTGTTGATGGTGTCGTTCCCCTACCGGGTGCTGATAAACTAGGAGGTGTTAGTAAAAATATAAACACTCCTAAATCAAATCCTATCAAAGAAACTACAAATCAAATTGTAGAAGAAAACCAAGAAACTAATCCACCGAGTGCAATTGAACAATTGGTTGAAAGGCTTTCTAAAAAGAACATCGAGAAATTCGAAACATCGTTAAATTTAAATATACCAACAAAGGATATTTATACAATGTTAATTGAAAACTCAGAAGAGGATCCAAAGGAATTAATTGATACTATTGCAAAAGTTGCAGTGTCGAAAATTGAGATAAATAAACTACAAGAATATTTAACAGAAGAAATTACTAATTTCATAAACAATTATTACAATGAGTAAAGGAAGCACAATGTCAAGAAGACAAAGAAGAGGACAGTTCAGAGCAGCTGGGTATTTAAAAATTAAAAACATGTTTGGCAGATTTTCAGAACAAGGAAGAGCTTGGTATGATAAAATGGCAGCTGACGGAAAGGCAGCACATGAAGCGCATGTTAATAGAGTTAATGATGAACGAGAAAACCAATTGCAGACGATTCTTAATGGTTTAATCGAAACTTGGGGTTCTATGGGATATAATAAAGAAGAAATTTCAAAGTTAGAAGAAGCATTTGCATTGGATTCAATCAAGGATAAAAATACTTATAGGGAAGATAAAAAAGAGGCTAGAAGATTAAGAAAAGAGGCTCAATCATCTCTAAAAGCAAGATTAAATGCAAACAATTAAAATAACACTAGCTGATAACGGTGTAATTAAAACAGTAATTGATGATAACATTAATGCTGCTGGAGAATCGTTTGAAGCAACAAATGTACATGAATTTGATACTGTTGAAGACAAAATTAAATTCATTGAAGAATTATGTATGGATATTGGTTTATCCTTTGGTAATTCTAAAAGTAAAGAGCAGATTAAGGTCATCACAGACTGGGGTCAACATTATAAGCCGACACCTAAAGAGGCTCTAGAAAAAATACGCAACCTTCAAGTTCAATTAGAAAATCTGAAGACTGCAATATAAGATAAATGATTAATCAAACAATAGAATGCGTATGGTGTTCTTCAAAAAGAGAGTTTAATAAATTTGTTAGAGACGTTGATCGAAAATCAACAAAGATCGTAGATCACGTCTCTATCAAAAATAAGCTCATGAAGTCAGACCCGTACTCAGAAGACCCTAGTGATTCTGTTGTTGGACTTTCAATAATATCCGATATTAACAGGTTTTTTACTCAAAAAAACCACACAAAATTAATTTATTTATTTAAGAACTTAGACACTAATACTGTTTCTAATTTTATCTCTTTTATTTCGGATATTAGTGATCATCATGTCGAAATTTCATTAGTAATTATTGATAGAGAAGATTACCCACAGTCTGGAGTCCTATCTCAATTCGAGAATGTTAAGTTTATAAAAAATGATTAGACATAAATTATTTTCTAAAGGAGAGTATATACATGCTCTAATTACAAATTCTAAATTTCCAAATGTTTTAATTCCGGTAAGATGCATAATTCATGATGTTGAGTTTAACGACAAAATGCCAAGGTACCAAATTAGAATAATTAGAATTTATGATGACGTAGATTTTCTAAAAAGATATATGTTTGGTATGAAATACGACAAGTCTTTTAGTGGTGGATATACTAAATTTAATTTATCTAGAAAGAGATTTAAAACTAGAAAAGAACTTGAAGATCATATTAATTCTAATTGGGAATCTTATTTAATTGTGGTTGATTCGGTAATGTGTTCTAAGACACATACTGAAATAATTGAGTTATATACAAATATACAAGATTTTTTAATAGAGAGAAAGTTTAAAGAATTATTTGAGCTTTCTAATAGATCTACATATTCTTCTGGAAAATACTTCTATAAAAGTAGGGGTATTTTTGAAGCACACCTTAAGAAATTTTTAGGTGAAAGGTTAGATCCGGATCCAGAATACTTCAATAAATTATTATTTAAACCTAAATCCAGAGAGCTTGATGATTTAGAATAGTCAAGGTAATGTGGATATATATAAAAAATAAATATATCTACAGAATCTATGGGATTTAAAAGTTTTTCAAACGATCTTGGTAAAGGGAGTATTAAAGCTGCTAAAGATGCACTTGGTATCGCAGGTGATCCTGAAGAAATTAGTGCAGAAGACGCTAAATTAAAAAAGCAGATTGATGAAACCTCAGGCGTTGATTGGACATTAGTTGATCTTGAGAATCCAGACGGTGTAATTAATGAATTTGTTAAATCAAACATTAAAAACATTATAAAGGGAAGTGCTATTCAAAAATCTAATCTTGAATCGACAAGCACAAACTCTAGACCAATCCCATTTGCTGAACCTGCTGACGGCAAAAAATCATATTATGTAAAGGACGTAGATTCTATGAAGTATAAGAGTACTGCTGCAGGAGGTACCAACAAGAAAGGCCATAATAAAGATGGTACTACAAAAGGAGCTGAAATCAGTGAAGGTGCTAGACCATACTCGATATTTAATAGATTTTCACTTGTCAATTATAGGGGTAATCAATTAACTGGAGTCTCTAAAGGATATGATTCTACTAGTGGACAATATCACAAGATTAATCAAGAAGAATTGGTTAATCCAAGTGCTTCCAAAATTATAGAAATAACAAGTAGAGATGGAGAAAATAGAGGGTACAAATATGACTACTCTGATTTTGCATTAGCTAGATACTATGGAAAAATAGCAAATAATCAGATGATTACTCTTAGAAGATTTGCATTCCCAGTAACTGATGATATTATAACTCCTAAAATTTTAGGCGATGACGGAAAAATGATAGATAATAAGCATCCTGATATTGCTCGCGCTATAACTTTTTTGGGAGAGACTCCTGGAAATAAAATTGAAGACATATTAAAATTCACACATGGTTACAAATGGAAGAACGCTGAAGCTGATGTACAAACACTACAAAGTCAAAGAGGACAGAGTGGTGGTAAATTTGGAGCCCTTGTAAATGGTAGTACATTTTTATCAGCCGCTTCAAACGCATCTGCTGGAAAAGACGCCGTAGCATCTAATTCTGCTGAAAAAAATGCAGGGTATGATGCGTTTTCAAATACATATCCAAACCATGTATTCGGACCTCTTAATGTTATTAAAGATACTCTTGTTAGAGAAAAAGGATTAACATTTGAACAAGAATTTACACTTAAATTTGAATATGAATTAAGAAGTTTTGGTGGTGTTAACCCTAAAATTATGATGTTAGACCAAATGGCTAACATACTGGCTTTAACATTTAATACTGCACCTTTCTGGGGAGGAGCTGTTCGATATACTGGAGGTGGCGGAGCTGCCAGACCTTTAGGAGATCTTGCTAAGCTAAAAAGCGGTGATTATACTGGATTTTTAGGTTCTGTTATGAAAGACATGGGTGATATGTTTAAGAGTGTTGGTACTGGAATATCGAACTTAATGAAGGGTAAGGATTCAAAGCTTTTAAATAATCTTGTTGGTGGTTCATTAATGAAAATGTTTAATACACCCCAAGGAGGACAGGCAGCTAACGCCTTACTTACTGGTGATCCTACAGGTGCATGGCATGTAACTATTGGTAATCCATTAAATCCAATAATGGTTGTTGGAAATCTAACATGTCAAAGTACAGATATACATTTTGAAGGAGGAACTGGGGTTCAAGACTTTCCTGAAAGAATGGTAGTTACTATTAAATTAAAACCAGGAAGGCCTAGAGATAGAGCTGAAATTGAATCAATGTTTAACGCTGGTAGAGGTAGATTTTATCTAACACCAAACGATGGAGTTGATATTAATGAAACTTCAGATACAAGTGCATATGGTAACAAGGATCGTAAAGGTAATGCATATGTCGATAAATTTAGAAAATTAGCAACAGGATAATGAAGAGTCTTTTTGAAAAACCAATATTAGATGGTAAACTTAGGATGACACAACCATCCCTAGTTTTTGTACCCGACATTCAAGTAATAGCTGAACATATTGTCGAATCGGATGAGATATGTCGAATAGACTTAATATCTCTTAAATATTATAGAGATTCTAGCTATTCTGACTACATATTAAAATATAATGGTATATCGAATCCATTTTCAATTAATGAAGGAGATGTTCTATTAATACCGACAAACGAATCTGCTACAACTAGAGTTATTCCGTTTAAGGAGGTTAATGCAAACGAAGATAAACTTTCCATTAGAGATCAATTTATTAATACTAAAAGACTTAGTAAGAAAGACGCTAAAAGGGTTGAGTATCTTCAAAGAAAGGCTGCTCAAAAGATTAATGGATCTAAGGAGATATTACCACCTAATATTAGAAAATCAGGAGACGCTCCGAATATTTCAATTGGAAATGGAACAATAACTATTTAATAAATGGCATCATTAGATAATCACATTTTAACCATATTAGAACCCACAATCGAATTAGATAAAGTTGAGTTTGATTCATTTAAAGAGGGTGAAGGTAATGAGAAGGCGAATACAAGTCACGATTATAATGTATTAGTTTCTATTAATGGGTATACCTTTTCAGATGAAAACATTAAGAATATGGTTCTTAAAGTTACTGGTAGAATACCAACAATCGATCTAGTATTGGAGGACACATTAGGCTTATTTAAAGCTGACACATACCCAAGAGACGGTGATGTTATAAACGTTAGGTTGGGTGCTAGACAAAAAGAAACATATAAAGATATTAGAATTGATTTTGATATTGTAGAAGTTAATTCACCTAAAGGAAATCCACAAGATCCGGATCGTAGAGGAATTAAATATACGTTTTCTGGTAGAATGAAGGTACCGGGATTGTATGCTGATATTTCAAAATCATATGGTAAAGGAACTTCATTAGACCATATTGAATCTATAGCAACTGATCTTAAATTAGGATTAGCGACAAATATAGATTCTTCTGATGATGAAATGAATTTATTTATAGCATATGACTCAATAGACGATGTTATGGGTGATCTTGTAAAACATTCGTACATAGATGATGATTCTTTTCAGACGTATTCAATAGATCCATACTACTACATTAACTTTGTAAATATGAATTTACTAATGGAATCTGAAGAGACTTTCGAGGATGCACTCGCTGCACTTGACATTTCTATGGAAGATATGCAAACTAGTGTTGACACTAACGAATCAAATAATATGAAAGCTCCATTATTACTATCAACACATAATAGATATACTGGAACGAGCATGCACATATCATCATATGCTTTACAAAATAATGCAGGATCGAATCTTAAAAAGAATGGTTATAAACAAACTTTAAAATTCTATGAAAACGATTCGGAAGAGGGATTAGTTAGTTTTGATATTGAACCAGTTTCTAGTAAGAAAATGAAAGATATCGAAGAGCCTATGAAGGGTAGAAGGGGAGAGGACCGATATAAACAAGAAGTTAAAACAAAATGGATGGGTAGAAAAAACTCAGATCCTGAAACTTCAAATATTCATTTAAATTATGAATTTGCTGCAATACAAAATGCACAAAATCTAGATGAACTTGGTAAAATGACTCTTCAAATTGAATTGGCGACAATAAACCCAGCAATACATAGATACCAAAAAATACCTATTATAATATTTAAAGAACATGCAGATGATATCGGTGCTGATAAAGTTATTAAAGACAGAAAAAAGGAACAAGGATTTGATGTTGAGGCAGACGATCAAACTGAAGATATTCCACAGGCAGGAACTGTTGTTGCCGATGAATTTTTAAGCGGGTATTATGTAGTCGGAGGTATTGAATATGTATATAAGGCTAATTTTCCTTCGGTTGCACAGAAGATAACACTTCTTAGAAGAGAATGGCCTAGTAGGATTAACAACATTAATGAAGACACTGTCGCTTCTTAAAAATAATAATATATAAAATATGTCAGATTTTAAAAACATAAAGGACTTTAAAAAGGGTTCGTTGAGTAGATACCCGTATCAAGACCCAACGTATCTTTCGTTTGTATTATTATTTGATTTCTTTGATTCTGAAAATTCTCCGCTATTATCAAAAACTGCTGAACAATTTTTAGAAAAATTAGCAGATGGTAATGAATACTATGCCGAAAAACTGGAAGCATTAATTAATTTTAAACAAGCGCTAGCTACTATAAATAACAATATGCCGTGGTATTGGCAAGGTTTAGAAGGGCTTGAAAGACTTCAAAAATACGATCCAACTAAAAATTACTGGGGTGGGGATGACGCAATATTAAAAATAACTACACTAGAATCTATTAACTTGACAGTCGCTGGTTTAATGCACTTATACAAAAAAGCTGTTTTTGACGAACAAAAATGGAATTGGGTATTACCTGTTAATTTAAGAAAATTTAGAATGTGGGCTTATGTTACTGAGATTAGAACAATTAAAAATATGTCTAAGCCAAAAATTAATGGTATAAACAAAGATGCCCTTAGAGGATTTCCAGATAATTTTAAACCATCTATTGATATTGAAAATGACAATCTTGGAATTTCAGGACAAAACGCTAGACCATACTTTATGTTTGGTTTAACCTATTGTGAATTTGATATGATGTCAGGTTCTGATTTTTTATCTGGGCTATCTAAAAATCCAGAAGGAGCTGCTGTTGGTGAATTACAAATCAAATATGAAAATGTTGAAAAGATTGAAGCAAGAGTTCTTAATGGTATAATTGAATCTAGTTTTGGAGGAGATAGATTATCTCCAGCACCTGATTCTGAAAATAAAAGTTTCGATAGCTTAGGAGATTTCTTAATAGATAAAGCAACTGACAAAATAGGAGGCGCAATTAGTGGAGCAACGGAAGATTTAAAAAGACTTGCTCAACAAAAGAAGAATGAAATAGTACAAGAGGTTAGAAATAGAACTGTAAATAGAATACCAACATTTGAGAATGTTTTTCAAAATGCTCTTAAAAAAGTAGACGACGCAACGACAGTTGATAACCAAAGAAAATCTATAGGTAACGCAATTCAAGCAAATGCATATGACTCAGTTCCTCCAACCGGAGAGACAAGAGCGGCTTTAGATGCTGCCGCTGAAAGAGCACTTGGTAACGTAAACGATTAACATTAATTAAAAATGGCTGAAGGAAGAGACGATATTAAAGGCACACATTGGATTGGCGAGGTTGTGGACAACACAGATCCTAAAAATCTGGGAAGATGTCGTGTTAAGGTGTTTGGCAAATTTGATGATCTTCCAGATGAAGCTATTCCATGGGCAACTCCAATGAATAGAGATTTTGTAGGAGCACATCATACACCAAATATTGGTACTGTAGTTGCTGTCAGATTTGACAACGGTAACATCTATCATCCAGAGTATTGGTTTCAAATAGATCAAAGTAAAGATTTAAAGGCGGACATCCTAGATAACTCAGCATCACCACATGATGTTGTTTCTTTAGTTTATGATTCTACAAGAAATGTAAGAATATACCATTCAGAAGAGGATGGTTTAGTAATCACTAGAGGAACTGGCGCAAAAGAGAGACCTATAATTCAATTAGATGAGAATGGAATAATTAAAATATCTTCAGACGATAAAATATTTTTAGATGCTGGAAATGTTTATCTATCAAACACTGGAGAATCCTCAGAAGATACTAGCGAACCAACTGTTAGAGGAAAATCTTTAGAGGCATTTCTTAATATTTTTAAAGATTTGTATAATAGTCATATACATCCAACTCCTACTGGACCGAGCGGTAAGCCGATTATTCCATGGAATCCAGTGCATCCCCCGTATCAACAAGAAAATAAATAGAATATATAATCCTATAAACTAAAGGAATTATGCCTGCAAACTGGCCTACATTTATTAATAACGTTTCCAATAAACTAGCGAGTAGAACTCTTAAAGGTCCTATTGAAATGGGTAAGTTTGTTGCACGTGAATACTTTAAGGCAGTCGCAACTTCACAAACTTTATTTGGTAATATACATGTTCCTGGTCAATTTTTAGTTTTACAAGGAAATGATCCTGGTGTTGAAAGATTAGTTCCAATAGCAACATATCCTCCACCAATTGGTAATCCTGATCCTAATGATAGACCAGATTATCCAACCGAATTAATCAACCCGGGATTTGGCTCTGGCCCAGTTTTAGGGTTTACAAAGGCTTTTTCTGAATTACACTCTGAACTTAAGCAAGAATCCCCAGCAGTCCATGAACCAGTTTCTGAACCAACTGTGGAGGAAAAGTTTACAATTGAAGAATATTCTGATTTTGAAGAGGGTTTTCCAGTAATTAAACCATTTAATCCAACTTGTGAATTGGAGGAGTGGATTGAAAAAAATAAATCTGATCTAGGAACATTTAAATTTTATGAATATTTTAAAAAGAATAAATTCATAGAAGAAATTGTTAGTGGAGCGAATGGAAGCATTGATACAACAGCATCAAATAATTTAATTAAATTAGCTGAAAATATATTAGTTTCTACCATTCCTGTTGACAGTGACACTCAGAGTAATATTGTTGAGAGAAAAATAACATTTAAAGGAACTGAAGGCGGTGCTCCATATACATTTAAATATTCAATAGATGGGGTTGTCCAACCTGATTTAAAATCTGATGATATTGATGGTGTTGCATATTTAAATTTACCAGAATATGCTGAAGGAAATCCTATAACTTCAAATTATGAATTAATTAGTGTCATTGGTAAAAATGGAATAGAAGGTAAAGTCAACCAAGTGATCACTGTAGTTATGGATCCCGATTTTATTGATAAAGATTCTTTAAAAAATGGTTTTGCTGTGAATCAAGATGGTGAAGCTCAATCAATAGGTTTTTTTACAAATGAATTAAATTTACAAGAAGAAAATACACAAGGCGATGAATTAAGTAATGAACTTGTGGTCGAAAAAGACCCAAATGAAATTTGTAAAATACCGGACATGTTACAAGAGCAGATTATAGCAGAGACTGCAAAAAGAATCTGGTATGAATTTGATGGCACAAATGCATATTATGATTTTATAGAATCTCTCAATTACCATACGGGATCTATAGATTCTATGTGTAAAAGCGTCAAGAATATCTTAGATATAATGTTATATGATAATTATGAACACAACATTAAAGCGGAATTAGACGAAAAATATAAAGATACTTTTAAAGTATTATACACAGCAGATGGTAATAGAATTGGAACTTCTGAGCAATATAAAGCTAATAAAGAATTTAATGACAATCTAGAAAAATTTATACTTAGTGAAACTACTAGAATATATGACGAAAGAAAGGCCAATCTAATAGAAAGGGTAAAATCTGAAAATAACTTAAACAGACATATTTTCCAAGAAACTCATGAGATGAATAATGAGTCCATCCCAGAGTGGTTAGATGAGAAATATTTATTAGCATTCACATACATTAATATACTTGATAAGGGATTTTCTTGGCTAGGAGATACTCAAGAATCTGTAAGGCAATCAAATATAGAGAATACACTATATTCTAGGCTTGACTTGAAGAAAAACATATACGAAGATGAGATTGCACAGTTTGCTGATCTTAAAAAGAAATGGATCGAGTCGGTTATTGAGGAAGAAAAAGCAAAAGCAGCGGCTGAAGAGGCAAATGAAAGTAGTTATATGGATCCATATGTTATTATGGCGGAAGCAACTATCAATTATTGGAAATCCACAACATCACAGCCCTTCTCAATGTCACCACCAATACCTTTATGTAATGTTCCTATTCCTGGGACATATATACCGATATATTATGGAAGTAAGACGAGATTAGCAAATGATCTTAGAAAGGCATGGAATTCTGGAAAATCATTTAGTAAGCCGGGACAAATACGAGCTGCAACAACACAAGTTGCAACTGCAGTCGCAGCAGCACATGCAAGACACTTAGCTCAATTAAAATTTATATATGTTGGTCAATTAACGGTAGGAGTTGTTACAATACCTATGATTGGTTTTTCACCTACAGCATTTTAAATTAAATGGATATATAATTAGAATTTAATACTTATTTTTAACTTTTAAACAAAACAAAAAATGTCAAAAGACGTAAAACAAAAAAAACCAAGAATCGGAGAATTATCTAAAAAATTAGTACAAGAAGTACCGGTAAATGAAGCTGATGTTGAAGTAATTGAGGCTAAAGAAGATGTAGATTCTACATCACAATTCTATGACGATGAAGGAAACTTCATGTGGGACGCTTATGAAGCAACATGCCCGTCACAAACAAGAAAACCAAATCCACATATTAAAACTAGAAGGGGTGAAAGGGTTTATTCTAGAGAATCATATGCTCAGGAGCTTTATGATTTAATGGACAACTATTACCAGTCTAACGGAGAATCTTTAATATTTAAAGTAAATATTGGTGAAACTCTTTCAGGAACAGTTATTGGAGTCGACACTCAATGGTGTTCAATCGATGTCGGTTATAGAGAATCGGTATATGTTGATATGACTAAAGAGTCTGAGATATCAAGGTCTAAATTGGTACCAGGTTCTTCAATTGATGTTCAAATCACTGGAGATCAGAAATCAAATCGAAGAGGATTTATACTAGGATCAGTAGAAGCTGGTATTAAAGCAGCAACGACTAGAGAAATTCTATCATCTATTGAAGAGGGTAATACAGCATATGTTGGAGTTGTTAAAAACATGATTCAAAATGGAGGGTATATTATTGATATCCAAGGTGTAGAATGCTTTATGCCAGGTTCATTAGCTGGAATTAATAAGCTAGTTGATTTTGAATCTATCATCAACACTGAAATGTATGTCGTACCTGTAAGTTACTCACCAGAAAAAGGAACTATCGTAGTTTCACACAGAGCGTACTTACAAGCTTTAATTCCAAATAAAATTGAAGAAGTATCTTCAGATCTAACAGTTGTTAGGGAAGGTAATGTTACTGGATCTGCTAAATATGGTGTATTTGTTGAATTTGAAGGTTGTCTTACCGGGATGATTCACATAAATGATCTAGATCCTGAAACATTAAAATTACATAAGTCTAGAGAGATTAAACCAGGAGACCAAATTCAATTTAAAATCAAAGAGGTTATTAGTAATAATAAAATTACGCTAACTCAAGTTGAACAACAAGAGGTCGTAGATCCTTGGAAATTAATTTCTGAAAAATATACGTCATTCCCTGTTGAGGTTGCAGGCGTTGTTAAGTCTACTAAAGACTACGGTATATTTTTAGATGTTGGTGAAGGTGTTGTTGGGTTGCTCCACATATCAGAACTTCCAGAAGGATTTGACAAATCAACAATCCAAAAGAATGATACAATCACAGTTAAAATAACCAGAATAGAAACTGAAACTAGAAAGGTATTTTTAGAACTATAATTGTTAATAACTTCTTAAAATAATTAAGCCGAGATTTTTTAGTCTCGGCTTTTTTGTTTATATTTAATAGTTATTTATAATGTAGATATATAACCTAACTATAGTTTAAAAATATTATCGATAAATGAATAACTTAAATAATTCTAATATATTAGAAAAGGCTTTAGTAGGGGTTGAGTTTGAATTTTATTCAAATAAACCTATAAAAACAACAGCTAAAGAATTGGCCGATCTTATCGGTAAAAAAATTAGAGTTGAAGATAAGGCACATAGTGATTTTGAGGTTACTTCTGATGAATTCAAGATAGAACCAGATTTAAGTGGCGGCGTTAAATTAATGGAATTAGTTACAGGCCCATTACCTTATTTTGCAGCACGTTTAATGATTATTAATGTATGTCTTTGGATTGACAAGAACGGGTATACTAATGAAAGATCTTCAATTCACTTGAATCTATCCTTTGATGGAAAAAAACTGGATGACAAGAATAGAATATCTAAAATGAATGTTCTTAAATTTATTTTAGATTTTGATGAAGATCAAGTGTTTAAGTTTTTCCCAAATAGAGAAAATTCAGCGTATGCCAAATCAATAAAATTCGTTATACCAAAGGATGATTTTTCTATATTTGATGGTAAAAATATAAATCAACAGAATTTTATTTATCCACAAACAAAATATTACGGCATAAACTTTGAAAAAAGAGTTAAAAATTATTTAGAATTTAGATATGTCGGAGGTACTGATTGGCAAAAGAAAACAACAACAATACTCCATTTAATTGACAGATTTTTAGTACAATTATGGAAATCTACAGAGTCGACTCAATTCACACAACTAAATGCTATAGAATTGAATAAAATAATGTCTAAGAATCAAAATATAATTGACGCTAGAAGAGATTGGCAAACAATTAAAAAGAATTTTAAAGACACTAATTTTACAGTTGATTTAAGTGACGATCCTAAAATAGTTTCTTTATATTGGAGTAATATAAAAGAAAAGGTGGCTAAATTATTTACACATGGTAATTTTACAAAAGGCGAAATTAACTATGATAGCGATACTGGTAGAGTACAAGTTAAAAATGGTAGATTAGATTACTGTGTCGACCTCGAAGGATATGAATTTGTGAATTGTTTTTTAAGAGGCGAATTTAGATTTTGTGATATGTTTTCATGTCAAATTGAGGGTTCTGATATAGATTCTTGTAATTTTTATTCAGGATCCCAACTAACTTCTTCAAAAATAAAAAGCTCGTACGTTCACCAAAGCTCAGTTGCTGATGATTGCTATGTTTATGGGAGCGGAGCATTTAAAGGTACTATGAATGGTGGTATATTTAGAGAAGGAGGATATTCTAAAAAAACAACAGTTTTTAATCAAACTGAAATAATACTATCAACACCAATATAAAAATAATATAATAAAATGAGTGATATTTATATAGGAAGTAGCGACAACACACAAGATCCTCAATTTGATAACAATGCGTGTTTCAACACGTTTGTTAACGAATTAGCAGATGAAATCACAGGTTCTTGTATGATTCCGATGAATCTTCCGAAAAAAGAGGTTCAAAATATAGTTAAGCGTGCAAAAAAGTGGTTTTATAAAAATTATGAATATTCTGTTAGAGAAAACTTCATAGTTCTTCCACAGTCATTGTTTAAATCTGAACATTTTAAAAGAACAAGAAGTTTTACGTTTGAGCCACCAACCGATGGTAGTGGCGGTGAAATCTTTTCAGTATTTGCATGTGCTCCAGTTGGCGCAAACTGGGGAGGAAGTATGGATATTAACTTTACTCAAGGTGATTTTGCAATTGAAAGAATGATGTTAGGTGGAACATACGGTGGTTCTAAAACTGGATATGCTGCTGAAAACTTGCAATACTATGTAATTAATGAAAGTTTCTTTGATTTAGCACGTCAAATTATTCACAACCCTATAAGTTTTCAATATAGTCAATTAACACATGAATTGAGATTCACTGGTGAAACTCCATATAAAGATGTTGTTCTTGAGGTTTATGAAACTATTCCAGACTGTGCTCTTTTTAGTGATGAAGCCTTTTTTAGATACTGTGCTGCGAAGATTAAAATTTCTTTAGGACAAAAACTTGGAGTATTTGGATTTACTCTTCCTGGAAATATTCAAGTAAATGCTGATTTAATTCAAGGAATGGGTGAAGGTGAACTAGAGGCAGTAATTGAAGAAATCAAGTCAGATGAGGGTACTGACTGGATGATGCACTCTTAAAATTTGAATATATAACAATATGGAATTTTATATAAAGAATATAGATGACAGTCAATTTGATCCGGATTTTCTCCAAACTGAGGAAGAAATCGCAATGCTATTAACGCAGATTGAGACTTGTCTTTTTACAAGAAAGGGCGAGGTTTTAGGAGACGAAAGATTCGGAGCAAACTTAGAAGATTATGTATACTCTTTTATGTATAATGATGACATGTTAAAAAACGTTATACTAGAACAATTTGGTGATTATATTCCTTTAACATATAAATATAACACTCAAGTTGAGGTAGAATTTTTAGGACAAACTGAGAGAAATGTTGTGTTTGTTGACATAACTGTAGACAACAGATATAAAATAGAGGTCTACATATAAAATTAGAATAAATAATAAGATGGCAGAATTTAAATTTTTATCGACGGCTAGAATTAAAGCTAGTGAAATGATCGCAGATACTCGATCTTATATTGCTAGGGTGTATGGTCGTGCCGGTGAGTTATTTACTACAGCATCTCCATTTTCTCAAATATTAGATGTTTTATCCCAAATATCACAATTGATATTTTATTATATTGAAGATTCTACAGTTGAACAAAATATTTTAACAGCAAATAATCCAGAATCAATATATGGTTTATCAAGACTTGCAGGACATGATTCATTTAGGGGTTCTGCTGCAATTGGAGAAATTCAAGTAAGATTAAATACGTCTGCTGGAAATGAAATAGCAGGAGATGCTCTAAATATTCCAGCAAATACTATTATTAAGGCTGAAAAAAATGGACTTGAATATATTTTAAGAACTAATCAAGACCAATTTAGAATTGAAAAAAGCAATTCAAACTATATAACAATACCGGTTATTCAAGGTAAAATTGAATCTCAAACCGCAACTGGAACCGGAGAAAGTTTACAATCTTTTAATTTTATAATAAAAGGAAACACAGACCATCATCACGTTAGAGTCACAGTTAATAGTGAATTGTGGACTAAATATGATTCTTTATATGATATGAAGGTTGGTACAAAGGGGTATCTGGTAAAGACTGGTATAACTGGAGGACTTGATATTTATTTTGGAAATGGTTCTTTTGGAGAAATCCCAGTAGAAGGTGCAACTATAGATGTTGAATATTTAGTAAATGATGGATCTTTAGGTAATTTAACAGGATCAAGAGATATTAAATTTAAATTTGAATCTGAGGGATTTGATTCTATCGGCGAAAGTTATGATTTAAATAAATTATTAGAAGCTAATTTTACAGCTGCTCCAAAAATGGGATCAGATCCTGAGAGTACTGAGTTGACAAAATTATTAGCTCCACTACAATCACACTCATTTGTGTTAGCAACTCCAGATAATTATGAGGCATTTTTATCCAAGTATGGAATGTTTTCATACTTAGATGCATATAACACAACAGACGATGGATATATTGATGACGATAACGTTATATACTTATTCATGTTGCCTGATACAAAAAGAAAAATAACTAAAAATAACGATTATTTTAATATTCCAGTAGATGAATTCTTTTTCTCAGAAGACGAGAAGAATGGAATACTTTCAACATTAGAAAATAGTGGAAGGCAAATGGTTACGACTGAAGTAAAAATAGTCGAACCTAAGGTTCAATATTTTAGAATGGATGTTAAAGTTAGATATTTTGAAGGTTACAGTAAATCAAATCTTCATTCAGAAATTAGAGCAAAGATTTCCGATTATTTAATTAATATTACTCGTAGAGATCGTTTACCTAAATCAGACATTATTGCACTTTTAGAAGGCGTTGAAGGAATAGACTCAGTAAATGTTATGTTTACTTCTGAAAAAGAAGAAACAGCAAGAAGACTTGGGTATTATGTTTCTGAAACAGTAACTGTAACACCAAGTACGCCAACACTAGAAGGTATCGGAAATGGAAAACAAAAATATGTTTTCTTTAAAAGAACGGTTACCAAAAATCAGGTTAATTTTGAACCAGGTGCACCGCTACCGGAGAATGTAATTAACTTAGATTCTTTTGGCGATATTATTCTTGAAAAAGAAGAGGTTGCTCTATTTAGAGGTGGTTGGCAAGATAGATCTGGTTCTATTATACCAGATGACGCTAGAATGGGAGAACAAGCAGCACTTTCAGTTTACTTTGAAGAACCTGCAATTAAAAACACTGTATTTACGAAATTACAGGCACAAAATAGAAAAGCATTGTAATGGATATCACTAAAAATTTATTTAAGGTACGTAAAAAGAAAAATTACGATGTTAGGCGAAATATTTTAGATAATCGTAAAAATATTCCTAATACATATAGGGACAACGTTTTATTAAATTCTCTTTCGGGTCATATTCAAAGAAATCCTAATTTATCAGATTTTTTAGTTATGATACAACATGTAATTGCAGATATAATTGATAGTGTTTCATATTTAAGATCTTACAAATCTTACACTATTAAAAAAGATGACAAAAAAGTAAAATAATAAATGGCAATTCAGAATCTAAGATTTTTTGATAATGATTCAAATGACCTAAACCTATTGTTTAATCAGAACGATTTGGTATGGGAAGGCGTATGTTATTTGCCTGAAGTTTCTACTGGATTATATGAAACCCTTTCAATACACATTCTTGAAAAGGTTGAAACTTCTCTTGGAAGCGAAAGAGTCGTTACTCCAATTTCTAACCTAATAGGATCTCCTAAATATGTGGCTGAATTCTTAGATGATTATGAATTTAGTGATGACATATTTTTATATGGCGCCACTCAAAGAGACGGTGATTTATTTGTTGAAAAGAATAAAACACAGGAGGTACCAGTTTTAGATTCTAGTTATTATAGTAGCACGAACCCAGCAAATGGACTCACGATAGCGCAACCTAATGTAACATCAAATGCCGTAACATATAATATAGCTTTAAGTAGTAATGATGAAGGATATCACACTAGAATACTAAGGATATACCAACCAGATACTAATGGTGGAAGCGATCTTGAGATTGCTAGAATTAGAATTTATGGTGAAGTTGTTGGCGAAGATGAAAGATTGAAAGTTCTTTTATCTAACATGGGTATGTTACTAGAGGAGAGCGACTATTTCATATTTAAAAAATCAGACGTTAAAGAACTTTCTACTGATTGGAAGATTTTAAATGAAAAGAGAAAGGAACTACTTTTACAAGCTTCACAAATCAAACCGTTTGTCGGAACATATAAAGCTCTTTTAAATGCAATTGACTTTTTTGGATATGATAAAATAACCCTTAAAGAATATTGGCTAAATATTAATGAACAAAGCGAAAACTTTGGTAAATTAAAAGCAGTTGCTGTACCTAACCAAAAAGAAGTTGGTTTTTTAGCTAACAAAAACAACGGTAACCAACTACCAAATTCAAATCAAAAGAAAACTTCAAGATTTTCTTTAGTATATAGATTGAATGAAGCTGATGGTGGAGTTGATGAATGGGATATCCCAACAGTCAAAGAATCTTTAGACTTTTCGCCAGATGAAGTTCTTATAAAACTATATGGACTAAAAAGAAAATTACAAAGAGATTATTTACCGCTACAAGCAAAAATAGTCGATATTACTGGAGAGGGCGATTATTTCTCTCAATTTAATATGAATGTTTGGAATAACCAACATGTTATTAAAGACCAAACTGCTGGTGTTAATGTTGAATTTAAAAGGTACCCGGAAGAAAGACAATTATTTATCGAAGATTTAAGAAAGGTTGATTATAGATTAACCGGCTTGGATCAAGATTTTAATGAGTTAGCGAATGAATATGAGATCGTAAATGTATCTTTTTTAAATAACTCGATTATCACTGGATTCGAGGATCATATTTTGAGAATAACCGGCGAAGATTTAACACAAGAGTGTACTCTAGATTTTTCTTATTTAGAATCTACAACAACTAGAAAATATGTAAGAATATTAGACGTATCCTTTGACGGTACTGACACTGTTATAACAACTAACGGTGCTATTAACCCAGCATATACTATGTCTGGGCCTTCAAATATTGAAATATATTTAAATGTATCTGAAAGTGTTTGTAATTCAATTGATCTTTTTTATACAAAATACTATGATGTTAATTTAGACACATTCAATACGATTGCTGGTATACCGGTAGGTGCACCAGTTATATTAAATGTAGAATCTTATAATGATATGTGGAATGAAGCAAACTTCTCTTGGATGGATGCTGAAGACACAGGAGACGATCATTTAGAATGGAATAATTGGTGGAAAGGAAACATATATGAAGTTGAGTGGATTGTCACGGGACCTAGAGGATATCAAAAAACTTTTAGAGGTGATTTAGAATCTCACTCAAAAATACCAGTTGTTTTACCTTATGCTGGTGATTATAGTATCGAATTGGCTTTATACGATTTATTTAATATTAGAAGTTCATTTAGAGAAACCAATTATATTAACGTAAAAAATAAGAATGTTGAGATTTACGGTATTTCTCAAAAGGCTCTTCCAAAATTAAATTGGAATCAATATAGATATTCATGGAATAACGTTGGGTCGGATTGGAATCACTCAACAGAGCATTTAGACGAGGTTGATGATATAATTGCAACATACTATTTAACTCTAGATAGAGCAAATTATATTCATGACGCGAATGATGTTGGTGGATATGAATTTTCAACGGTTAGAAGATATGCAGATACAGCAAGTCTAACTGGTTTTAGTGAAACAACAGGACCATACAGATGGAATGAATTAAAGCCACATGTGTGGAATGACGGTCAAGATATTGATTGGAATATGACAAGGGTTGGTAGTGACATTAATGCATCTTTTAAAATGAATGTTAGTGTTTCAAATGGACACTCAAATGGTCACTTCTTTCAAATCATACAAAAACACCCAGTTTCAAATCAATTAATTACCGACTCTTATATAATTACATCAGCCTACCCAGTTAATCCATCAGACATAAATGCTTGGTTAAATGTATCAGCTGAATTAAATGGTTTAGATCCGGAGGACCACCCAATAATTACTAAGTTTAATTTTAATGCCATTTTAGTAGATAATGATGGTGATGGTACCTTAGATACATGTGATTACATATTAGCAGTTGGAAAAGAACCTTCAAGATCTTATGAATATGAAGATGTTTTATTTAATAACGTATTAGGTGGAGAAATATTAGCAGGGTCTAAACAACACCACGAATGTTATAATCCAACATTTTTTGATTTAGAATTAATTGACACTCATAAAGAATTAAGAATGTTAAATCACTTAACGCTTTCTTATGATACAACAAATATGCCTGGTATAGTTTCTCAAAAATGGGTGTTGAAAAATAATACACTAAATATTGAGGATATATATTATAATAATAAGTGGCTAACACACCTATTCAAGCATAAGGGAGAATATTCAGTTGAGTTAGAACTTATGGATGTTAATGGAAATATAAATACAACAAATAAAAACATAATTAAAATTATTTAAAATGGCAAACATTACACAAATACTAGGTACAGATAGTTTATCTTCCTCTAGAATTATTCTTAATGATAATTTCTCTGAGTTAAACACTGGTCTTTCTGAAATTGAGGCTTTATTAGATACTGCCAACCAAGATTTAACTCTTACTGGTAAAATATCTGGTGCAGAGTTACAAATAAATAATGGTACATTAGATACCCTTCTTGTAACTAATAATCAGGTAGTACATAATGTAGAATCTAAAGTTTCAGCAAACTTACTTATAGAAAAGGGAATCGTAAAAAAGACAGCTGCAAGTTCAGCGACAAGTGGTATCATATCGATGCCGGTGATTAATGAATATGAAGAGTCGACTTATTTTATAGACGCAACAGCTCCCCTAGCAGCATCTCCAATACTATTAAATGCTGGAGTAGAGGGTAGAGAAGTTACGTTTATTCCAGTTGGAGGTTCGGTATTATTCGATGTTACTAATATTTCAGGATATACAACAGATATTAACGTCAATGATGGAAGATCTATAACACTTAGATGTTATAATTCTATTTGGTATGTTATATCCAACAACTCATAATAAAAACAAATAATAAAATTAAATGGCTACACCATTAATAAGAATTCCGCAAGAACAGGGTGGTACCATGTACGCTTTTTCAAGCGCTGCAAGGGATTTGACAAGAGCGTATTACAACCCAGATATAAATTTTGAATACTCGAAGTTTGCGCTTTTAGATATTCCAGTTGTTGCTACGCCTACAAGCGGTGATAACTATATACAATTTAGTAATCTATTTGATGGTGGTACAAATATACCCTATGATGACGGCACTGGTTCTGGTATAGCAGACCCAAACGCTAATATCCATTTTGCGAATACTTTTCAAAATTATGCATTAAATTTAGAAAACTTTATTTTAAATGATGATGACTTTGATCCAGTTTTGTTTGCCTCAGACTCTGAAAAAATATTCTTTAAATGGTTAAATCATATTGGTGGAATTAGACTACAACAAGCAACTTCACAAGAGGTTGCAGGTTCTTATTCAAGAGCTATAGAGGTACCCAATAATACCTCAAATATTGGTACAAATTATAGTAGAGTTGTTCAATATATTGGAAACATTGATGTTTCTAATGATAAAAACTATAAGGGTAACGTGTACAACGAAATTTTTGTAAACGTTCCATCTTCAGTTGGATATACTCCCAATGTTTTATTTAAATCAAACAATTATAATACAACCGCTACTGGGTACTCAATAACTCAGAATGAAATAAATGGTAGAGTTGGACAAACCCACCCAGATCCTAAGCTAGACTTACAATCAATTGGAGATAATAACACTGGAAATATTAGTATAGATCCAGCTGATCAATATAATTATGGAATTGAGTGGAACCCTGAAATATATGCTAAAATAGTAAATGACGCTAAATTAAGCAACTTTTTAGAATATTCTCAAAGAGGTGGTGATTTTAGATTTAATGCTATTTTAGTATACTATGACATATATTCAAAATCAAATATCGCGAATAAAGCTACAAATCTTTATGGTATTATTATTTTAGATAATTGGAAAAACGATCCTGGAAGTACTGGATGGTATATACCTGAATTAACAAAATATAAACCTAACGACGTAACTGGATTAAATGGTAATGCGTTTGCTCTTAAATTAAACGTTAAATTTAATACCTCTTTAGATAATGTTGGTGTTGAAAATAATATTAATGATTTTTCAACGTTCTCGATGGATATATTCTTGGACACAACAACATCTCTTGAAAATGCGGCTAGATTATTAGTAGAAGCAAATAACGCATATGCTAAAATAGCAAGTAGGGTAGATGACCTTGAAAATTTATTATTGACTTCAAGAGCACAGGATAATATTATTGATAGAATTGAATCACTTGAGTCCAATGTTGAAAATGCTGCACTAAATTACGCAGACTCTTCTTCAATATTAGATATGATAACGTCTGTAAATGGTAGATTAAATCAAGTAATAAATGGTCAAATACCGGCAGAGATTCAATATAATACAGATGTTGTTAACGCTGGAAATGGTACATTAATTGATAAATCTAAAAATGGAAAAATTAAAATAGTTAATTCTAATTATGGGTATTCACTACCTAAATTATATAACTATGATATTGTTTCAGGGACAAACGGTAGTTTAATTAATGCTTCTAATAAGTTTAATCCTACTACAGCCTCTTCAACTGGTATTATTGCAAGAGTTAAACCATACGAAAATCTTATTAATATTTACGTTGATTCGAGCGCGTTGAACGGAAATATAAATATATACTTAGATGATAGTATTAATCAGTGGGAAGTAGGACAGACTATTAAATTTTCTTTTAAGAATGATTTGCCTGTTTTAGGAGCCAATAAGATTAATATTTACACAGACAAAAATAATGGTTGGATGCTTAAAGCAACTATTGATACTAATAATATATTAAGTTACAAACCGTATCTTGAACTTATATGTATTGATAGAATAAATAAGACATTCGATCTAGAAATTATAAGATAATATGAGCGCTAGCAATTCAATTTCACAATTACTTGAACAGTTTTTAGAGTTAAACACTAACTCGCTAGAGACTTTTAATAGAATTAATGAGGCGATTACAACAGATAAAGAAACTGTTGTAATTGATCTGTTTAATAATAACACAGGCCAAATGGAGACCATCCAAATACCTGCGTTCGGTTATTTAAAGTCTGAAATTGAAAGACTTAATAAAAACATGAGTGCAATTAGCGGATTGGATGGCGCGAATGCAAATGTTAGACTTAAGGATGGCTCATATAGAACAATACACACTTCTAGACTTAAAGGTCCTTCAAAATCAATAACTTCACTTGCTGCTCCAACTGAGTTTAGCACGAAGCTAAATGAGTTTTTTGAAGATTTCTTAAACCCACTTTTAACTGTTAATTTAGATGTTAGCGGTCAAATTCCAATCGAAACTGAGAGAGTATACACTGAAAGATTTATTTTAAATAATGAAGATGCTGCTACTCTTGAATTTTTTGAAAATGTATGGGATGGTTCTAGTGAAATTTCATATGAGGAATTCAACAACACATTAATTGAAGAGGGTCTTAAATACTATAAAGATTCTGAGGTTGTTGATATGCCAATAAGAGAAGTTCAATATACTGGAGCATTTGATGTTGTTAAGATAGACAACACCCAAAGAACAGCAACTATTGACGGCTCAACCCAAACTAAAACGGTTAAATTATATACGCTTAACAAATTAACTTACACAGATTCATCTAAAACACTTAAAGATACTGAAGTATTAAAAGTTGGAGATTCAGTTATTGTTAATTCTGGAAATTATGCTACCAGATATTTGGTAAAATCGATAGATAGTTCAACAACACAGGTTGAGTTACAATTATTAGAGGGATTCGAGGCTATTAGACTTGGATCAAATCAACTTGGAATATACAAAGACTTAGATACTAATGTTAGTATCGAGGTTAAAGTTGGTTATAACGAAAGACAAATTGTATTTGTCAAGCCTATAGATCCATTATCAAATGTACCTTCTGAAGATTTTTCTCCAGGAATCGGGTTTTTCTCTAACAACTTGGTAATTATCGATGCTGAAGGTAATAAAAAGAACTTAGCAACATACTATAGAGATGAGGTTTCTGATTTTGGTCAATTCATTAAATCATTAAAGGTAGATTACATTCCACCTGCTGGTGTTGGTATAACGCCAAATTCACCAGAATTAAGTAATGATAATTTCAAAGTCGTTCAAATAAATAAGCACTTAACTGATAATACTACAGTCTCTAAAATTAAGCAATTAAAGGCTGATAAAATAGCAGTTGAACAAAATTTAAAACAATTAGACGAGGTTATTAAGCAGAAAAAAGCACTGTTAAATACCAAAAAGTTTGAATCTTCAACTGAAAGAGATGGACAAAAAAGTGAATTAGCATCTTTAATTAGTGAAAGAGATTCTGAATCTAAATTATTTGCATCTATTGTAACTGAAATTAAGGCTGCTGCAGAATCTGTTGACCTTGCTAAAGTAACTCCTAAATTTAGAGTTAGAGGTTTTTGGTCAATTCCAGATGCAAAGAAGCTTGGAGATGGCATTTCACAAGAGGTTGTACAATTTAAAATTAGATATAGATACGTTTCTACTTCTGGTAAAACAAGTGAGGTAGAACAAATAAAATTTACAGACACTGCTAATCAGTCTGAAAAAACGGCAGCATTTTCTAATTGGGTTGAAGTTAATGGACCTGTAAGAAAAAGAGAATTAAATAGTAATGGTGTATATGAATGGGTTTTAGAAAGCGAAGAAGACGCTCAAGCTATTAACTTTAATTCGTTAGATATTGCTATTAGCTCTGGTGAGATTGTAGAAGTTATGGTAAAATCTGTTTCTGAAGCAGGATTTCCAGCAAACCCAGTGACTTCAGATTGGTCTGAAATTGTTAGAATAGAATTTCCAGAAGGAGAACTTGCAACAGACGCAATTAGTGATATATTAGGTATTAATAGTTTTGACAACCTAAAAGTTCAATTAGATCAAGATTTAGAATCAAAAGGAGTATATACTCACGTCACTGATTCATTTACAACAAATGATAAATATTTCGCACACAACGCAAGCTCTTTAGCGTCAGGATTTACAAATGATTCATTAGTACCTTTAAGTGTTTATGAAAAATTATTAAGTTTACAAAACGAGGTTCTAAGATTAAGAGAACTTATAGATGGAGAGGTTGGAGAATTAGTAGTACAAATTATAGACGAGGACGGTAACATCACACCAGTAACAAACAACACAACTGTTAAATTATTTGCTGGATATTACATTGATGAAGTACCTGCTCAAGATTTCAAAGGAAGTATTGTTACTAAAAACTTTAGAATTGATTTATCGAATACTAAAGCGTCTAATCTTGAATTAATATCTAGAATTATTGGAGATACCACTAAACAAGTTTATGGTTCTAAGGTTGGAAGCCCATTTGGTTTTCCTCAAATAGATGCAACAACAGGATCTATTATAGGACCTGCAGTTGGCCCACTTGATTCAGAAATAATTAATGACGCGTATTACACAAATGAGGCTCTGTACGATCAAGTTCCTATTGTTTATCAGAATATACTATCACAGAATCAAAACATATACTCTAATGTTGGACCTGAACAGTCAATGCAATTAAGAGGTCAATGGATATACTCTAGATATAAAAATATTGCAAATGATGGAAGATTATATATTTCATCTGATGATAATGGAGCAAATCTAGGAGACATAGATCCACTAGATACTACAGGTTACGATAAATATGAATATGGTTTATCTTACTTAATTTCAGGGGTTGGCACAACTTCTAATGGTGGTAAGGATTATCAATCTGCTTCTGAAGCACCATATGCTACAACAACTGGGGTTGACGATTTTATATGGGCTGGATCATTTAGTAGCGGGGTTCCTAATGTCACTGATTTAGGCGGAAGTAACGTAACTTATGATGATTATAGTAACGGTATTTATTTACACGTTGAACATCCTCTATTAGAGGGTGGTTATTCAACATCAGCTACGCCGATACTTGATATACAAAGTAATGGTCTTGTAGGTATGCCAAAAACTGCAGTTAGAAGATCTACAGATTCTTATGGTAAAATGCAAACGCCAATAAGATATACAAGAACTCTTAATAATAATGGGAATGCTGGTATTAGGTTAACATCTAATAATTCATTCTCACCTGAGGATAGGTATTTATTAGGTGGACATTCGTGTGGTTCTTTCTTATATCTTTCACCGTTAAATGAAAATGACATTGTTGTCGATGCGTCTAATAAATCTGGTAAGAAGATAGTAAATGGAGGTTCTAAAAATTCAATTAGCGTTGATATGGTTTTCCAATATAGAATGACTGATTATTACGGTAAAGGTAACACTGGTAAGGGTCGTATTGGTGGGATAGTCAACAATGTGTTTGCTAACTTAACGTACTCTAAGAAAATAGGTATCGATATATTTGAAAAGTCAGGTGAAGAATTTAAATTTGATGTTGAGGTATATGCTAAATTTAGATCTGGAGGTAAAAGCATTAATAATATTACTAAATCAATGCTTTCTAGCTATAACACAAACCCTCAAATATCTTCTGGATATTCTGGAGGAGGAAGAAGAAGTTACTTATCTTACGAGAATGATTTCTCTCTACCTCAAATAGACCAATTTTAATAATACTTAACTTTAATAAATTGTGATATATAGTGTATAGAACTATATATGCACAAGAAGATTTTGTGGAATTCTTGAGTGCTTGTATTTCTATAATATATAGAATATAAATATACAAATAGAATAATGAGCATTTACAGCCCAGGAGATCCAGAATATTTAGGATTTATAGACAATAATGGTGATGGTATATCTGATATAGGTGGTGCCATATCACCTATTGAAAATAAATCGTTTGCGCTACTAAGAACAAACCCTAGATTAACCACCAATATTAAAGTTATTGTTGATTCGAATGAATCTATGTATTTAGGCTCGTTTAAGGCAAATAAGGAACTTTCAAAAGTAGAGTTTCAAAAATATCCTATTAAGTCCTCGGGTAGTTTTTCAACAGATATTGCAAAATTCTATAAAAAAATTCCGCTGAGTTTAAGATACCAAATTCTTAAAAAATACTCCGACCTTACAGTATATTCTGATTTTGCTAATCAATATGAAACGCACTATCAATATGGGGCAACCCATAATTCTACAAAATTATATGACGAACAATATAGATTATTTGCACCAATCTGGTTAGATAAAAATACTCCAAAGAAATTTGTAGTATATAGAGTGGAGGATGTTGACTATAAAGAAAAATACGAAGAAAACTTAGAGGGTCAAAATAATAGAGTGTTAGAACTTTTAAACAATGCTACTATTATTAAAACATTTGATTTAACAAAAAATTCTGAAATAGGAAAATACATATATAAGCATGTAAATGATAAAGAATTTCCAAACGGTTCGATAACAATGAACTTTAAAGAAAGAGAGAAATCTTTCTATAATGGTATTGATATTGTAAAAGGAGGTTTTGCTAGTAAATCAGAAGTTCTAGACACATCATACACTTCAGTGGATTACCCTGAAATATTAAGTAATGAAATAATAACTAAAGGTTTTGCAAGACATGGTTTGGTTTCTGCCAATATTATGAACTTAGAATTCCTGTTTGATGATTACACTGCAGAAGATTATAAAATATACAGATATTTTGGAATTTACTGTGATGATTTTGACGAGGGTTCATTTCGTATAGATAATATTGATTCGTTAGGTTTTGTTTCACCGAATGTGAATTCATACAAAACTTATTATAATATAGAAAACACATCACTGACAGACGTTGATATGTTATTAAATGAGGAAGATATATTAATTCCGACTTTAAATTATATTAAAGATAAAAATGGTAAATTCTACCATGTTAAGAATGGATCTAAAAATATTAAGCAGTATGATTTACCAATTTCTTTAAATGGTTCAAGTATTTCTGATTTTAAAGGTTTTTCAAAAACTGGAAAAAGGCTTACTGCAATTAAAGGAAAATCAAAGGCAAAGGGGTTTATAAAAATTACGATTAATCAAAACCCAAATGTTAATGATAGATTTTTTATAGGGGATAAATCAGAAATTGAAATAGAGAATAATAATTTAGGTCAATTCACATTTATAGCAGATAACTCAATCCCTGCTGGATCGTTTGTTAACAATAGGTTTTCGAGTATTGGTAATCTAGAACAGGTTGCTAGTGCAATTTCGCAGTCTATAAAAAGTGTTTCTCTAATTGAATATAAAGTGTACGTTAACGGTACCTCGATTATAATTGAAGATTTTTTAGATGGTAATAGAAGAAGACAAACTGCGTTTGGTGTGTTTAAACTAAACAACACTAATTTTATAACAATAAATGACGGTGAATTAGATACTGTTAAAATGGACCCATCTATAATTTCACAATGGGATATAATTACGCCGATAGCAGGTTCTTCAAATAATGAATTAATTTATGTTGATTATAGAGAAATTGGAGAATTAAATATTGGTGAATATATTAAATCCAAAAATATAGATAAATTTTCTAAGATTATTGAAATTAATAAGGATCCTTTTGATGATAATTTATGGAGGGTTATTTTAGAAAAACCAGTTGAATTACCTAAAGATATGGTATTAGATTTGTATGAGATTTATTCAACAAAACATGGTAAATTTGCAGCATACGATTTTAAAGACTTTGATTTTGATTTTTATTCAAATAGAAATTCTAACACAGGAGATATATTAAAATCAATTAATATAGAAGGCTTAAAAACAATTTCAGTATTAAGCTATCCAGAAATCACAGCAGGAGGTGGCGTTGACGAAAATGTAGATCAAGGTTTCAATGCAATTGTATTATATAATGTGGACGCTCAAGCAGACATTAGTATTGGTGATTTTGTTTTACTTTCAACTGGAGAAAAATTAGAAATTACTGATGTCTATTTATCTGGATATCTAACCGGGACGGCTACTTATATTGAAATAGACACAACAACACCATTACCTACAGCAATTAGTGGACAATACCCTACATTATTTTATAATGGTGGACTTAACATTGTAGGTTCGGATTACGAAGAATATACCGAACCAATTGATTATTTTAGTTGGTTGACACCAGTATTAAGTGATACCGGAGAGGATGAAGAAATTTTAGAAACTATTTTAAATGAATATGATAGACTTAATGAAAATGAATTAAAAGATACTGCTCTAAAAAGTAGAATAGTTCCTACCATTTGTAAATTTCAATTAAAGGATGCTAGCAATGCTAAAAATCTAGAGTATGTTTTAAATGCAAGTGAAGCTTTTGGTTCAGATAATATGTCACCTAATATTGAGGTTTCTTCAGAACGAAATACGGAATATTTAAATATGGAGCACTTTCATATTAATAAAATTCCTAATTATTATTTAGACTATCCAGAAATAGATTTAATGAATTATTCCACTATTAATATGGGAGGAACCTCAGAGTATTTAACACCTGATAATTTAAAGGATATTAATTTTAATTATTTTAAACACGCTCTGTTATTCAATGGTTATTTAAAGGATGATGGTTCAATCGCTAATCCAAAGGAATGGATTGATAATAAATTAAAAGTAAACTACTCTAAATTTAGAGGAGGAAATACTCAAGGAGATTCTTCAACTGTTTTTAGAGGACTTAGATATAATTTTAAGAAAAGAAAGGAGAGTATTAAAGAAGAGCCTAGTGATTTCATAAATACTTTTGAAGTTAATGATTATAAATTTGCAACGATTGTAAATTACACAGATACGTCAACTGATGAAAACACGATTACATTTGAAGTTATAAAGAATGACGTTTTCAAATTTATATGTGTCTATATAAATATTAAGGTAATTGATAATGATGTAAAGTATTTAGACAGATATTCAGTATATTCTCTTAACGATATTACTAAAAATGGAGAGGTTATAGACACTGATATACCATTTGATATCGATATGGCGGGTTCTTCTTGGGGTTCTGTTGATGGAGAGGCTACAATAACCGCTTCCGTTTTCTCAATTGCTGATGGCAGTGCTGATTTTGAAAAATACATAACAGTAAACTCTGTTGGAGAATATTCTTGGGTTGCTTTCGAATTCGGTGGAGAAACATGGGCAATGAAAGTACGTAGAGTTATTGATAAAAACAGAATAATAGTACAGGGTTATCCATACAAATGGGACACTGTTAATAATATACCTACAACAAGTAGGCTTTCGTCTTCTGACTTTGGTTTAATTGGACTTGGAACTCAATTTACATATTTAAGTGCCGGTAGTAATGAATTCTCAAATATATTAGAACAATTAAATGCATATAACTTTGCGGAAAGATTTAATAAATACGGAGACATAGAATATACTACGATTTTAAAAGATGGAAGCATCGTTAAAGACCAATTTGTATTAAGTGTTGAGAGTGGTACTGATTTTATAAAGCCATCACTTGTTAAGCCAAATACCGACCCTGAAAAACCTAAAGCATATCAATTAAAGTCAGGTTCTATAGGAGATGTTATTGTAGAAAGAGAAGATGGTGGTTATATTACTGTTTTAAGAAGAATGAACGGAGATTATAATCCTATTTTTAATAAAGTTGTTGGTTTTACAGACATATATACAAGCTATAAAATAGCAGAAGAGACTATTGATGAGAGAAAAAGATTGATTTATAATAAATTTAATTATCAAGGAATATCATTTGAATCTCATAAGAATAGAGAAAACTCATTTGGATATATTGAAAATTATTTTTATCATAAAGTAAATGACGAAAATTCTAAAGGTGTATTAAAATTGTCGCAAACAACCGATAAACTACCAATATATCCTAAAATTGGAGAAATTGCGATCGATAAAAAGAATATAAATTTATTTAAATCTAAATATGCGTTTGATTTCTTTAGTAAATCTTTTTCTGCGGGTAGATCTGAATTAGTAAATGGAACTTTAAGTCCAATTGAAAAGGAAAACTTTTTTGCCTCCACAATAATGAAGGTAAAAGATTCATATGATATAACAAAATACTCTCAAAATAGAGAGGATAATATCGAATCTTTAGATAAAATTAGATTGAATAATTTAAATGAAAATTCAATACATTGGACCGAGGATGATAGTAACATATATGCTGATTTTTATTTACCAAAGGCAATATCGAATGAACTTAAAGAGGACTTTATTCAAAATCAATTCGCGACTTATGTTGATGCTATAAATTCTTTTGGTGATAAGACTTCAATTGAAGATGATTTAGACATTTATATAGACAATAATATATCTACTAGATTTATTATAGATACAATAAGGGTTTATGGTATTGAACAGAAGGGATTTGAAACAGAATTTACGTCAGTAATTGATGTTGCGGATTTAAAATTAAATAATTATAGAGAACTAACAAATTACGCTATACAAGGATATCAAGGAGATGCACTTAGTTTTAGACTAATATATAATAAAAGACCTGGATATTCTTACAAATTAAGAGTCCATATTAAAATACAAGCTTAATAAATGCCTATTAATATTAAAGAAATATTTAAAAGCGACCTGGATCCAAACAGCAATGACTGGTGGTCTATAGACAAAACTGATAAGATTAATCATAATTTTAAACAGTTAACATCAGGTGGTATGACAGGACCAATGGGTGCTCAAGGATCCTTTGGTATTAGCGGGTTTATGGGGGATCAAGGGCCTCAAGGATTTAAAGGTGCTTTAGGTGATTTAGGCTCGCAGGGGAATATTGGGATTACTCAATGGGTTGTTGCTGAAGGAACGGCTTCAAACCCTCTTTTAACGGATTCTTTACATTTATTTCCGAATAGACAACTCCCAATAGAATATGCACCGACTGCGATGAGGATTGGATATCCGAATCCTTCATCATCATTACCTGAAAGTTACTATGGTAGTGTTTTAACTTTAAACTCACCAAATATTCCTTCTACGCCATGGAAAAGAAATAATTTAAAATTAACGACTCAGTTAATTGACGCCGTTGGACATGAGACAACAAATATTAGAACTTCAGAGCATAGATTATATAAAAGTACAACGAGCACTATACTCCCAACCGTATATGAATATGGTAGAATAAGAAGCAGTTCTCCAGGATTTATTAATAGAACTAAACTTAATTTAGGAGATACTTATTATATAGAGGGACAGACTTCGTCTGTAAAATCAGATTTAATTAAATTAAATCACCAAGAGCTTACAATAAATAATAAGCTAACCACTAGAGATTTTTATGCAAATAAAGATTTTATGATAGAGTCGGGTGCAGCTGCCGATAAAGTTTTAATGAGTGTTAACCCAATAGGCCAAGTAAAATGGGTTGATAAATATTATGCTTTTCCTGGATATTTAGAAGGTATGGTTATATCAATACCGGATTGGGCATTTAATTCTACTAATTTTGAAATACAAACACAATATACACAATCTGCAAGTGGAGAACCTATTAGATTTAATTACGGTAGGGGTAAAATTGGTGGACAATATGAGGGTTGGTATTTATGTAATGGTAAAAAATGGAATTCAAGCGCCGGTATTAACGAGACACTTGTTCCAAATATGCACTATGTTGAGTTAAATATTGGTAGCAATGATAATCAACAACAAGTTATTGATACTAATGACAGTTCTATTATGGGTGGTCACCCTATGGAAATGAACGCGATATACAAAGGTGGTAATAAATACGATATTAATTACAACAACACGTTTCTTAATAACAATGATAGTCAAGATACTATTAATTTATTAGAAGATTCTTCGAAATCATATTCTGTTAGTAAAATGATTCATATTGTTAAATTAGGGTTTAATGATTTAGAATGGGAAGATTCAACCTCTGTGCCCCCAACTCTAAATAATATATCGTTATACGGTCCTTATAGCAATCCGGATGATACATGTAACGACTTGACGACTAGCGCATTTAGATGGGATGGACCATCTTCTTTTGCATACTGGTCTACTTTTACATCGCCATATAAACTGTACCAATTAACAACATATACATACGCTCCTTCTGGATGGTATAGATTGTTTGGTGAAACCACTTGTAGATATTGGGATCAATCAACAGGTTCATTTACTTCAGCAACACCTAATACATACTCATGTCCTGTTAGTACACAAATTTCTGCTGCATATAGCCAAGACGTTAATGGTGTTGATAATGGTTCAACTGGGTCATCTACATTATTAAATATTAATAATACTGATTGGAGTGCGGCAACTTCAATAAAATATCCAATTTCTGGAGGATTGGCAAACGCTGGTTGGTATAGAATATATGACGCAGCGACATCAACATACGGTTCTAGAAGATATTGGAACGGTACCAGTTTTGACGGTGAAGAAATTAACTTTAATTATGTTAATACAATTTCTTTAGGTACAGATGGCATTAAAGCCCTTACTTCAAGTACTGGTGCGATAGCATGTAGCAGCGTGTTTGGCGTAGGGGGAATAAGTTTATACGTTGCTTCTAACAACGCACCAGTTGGTTGGTCAGATATAGGTTCTATAAACCCAACAACTGCTATAATGTTCTATGTACATAAAAACTGGGCGACTACCACTATTAAAAGGACTCCTCTTGTTAAAATAAAAAATCAACCAGCACCTGGATCTACATCAGCAACAGTAACGTACCTTGCTGATTATACACTGGGAACGTTTAATATATTTACAGGAACTTTTGATGTAGTATCAGAATCATATCAGAACGTTGGTATTTTTAGTAATCCAAACGGAGGTGCAGACTGTTAATAAAATTAGAATATATAAATAAATATAAAAATTAAAAGATGCCAATAACTATCAACTTAAAGCAGCTTGAATACACTGATGGTGATAACCTTAAATTAGATAAGGTTAACTACAATTTCGACCAATTGGTTGCAAATGGAGGAGGTCCACAGGGAACTACGGGGGATCAAGGAGCTACTGGTTATCAAGGCTCTACCGGATATCAAGGTTTTCAAGGTGAAAAAGGAGATCAGGGTTCTCAAGGAACTCAAGGTTCTGCAGGTGCAACAAGATGGGTAAGAATTAATGGTGTTGCCGGCAATTTTACAGCAGATACATTATTACCTGCTAATGATAATACGATAAACCCAAACGCACCAGTTGTCATTATTGGACATGTTTCTGGTGATGCAACTTATGCTGCAGAACAGGCAATAAATCCAGCATCGGGTCAAATACCTTCACAGTTTATAATAAATAGAAAAAGCTATTTTAAATCAAATATGTCTCTAACATCGGATGATGTTGCGAATAATTCATATGATTTTAAATTAGAATCTATTGCAGATTCTTTAGGTAATATTACAACAACGCTATCACAAGGATTTTCACTTATAAATTCTCAAGGAAATATCAAGGTGTTTGCAGATACTCATGATTTTTATTCAAATCAAACAGGAACTTCACTTTTAAATATTTCTGACGATGGTACATTTATTTCAGTAGATACTAAAGCTGAGGGAGATGTATACATTAAAAAAGATTTATATATTGAAACAACATATTCTGGTGTTGGAAAACCAGACACTGATAAAATAGCAACTTCAGCAGATTCTTCTGGTAAAGTAGCTTTTAAAACTATAAGTGAACTTGGTGGAGGAATTCCAGTAGGTACTATAGTTGGTATATTACCAAGCATTTTCTCAGACGATAGTTACTTTATACAAGACCAATTAAGCCTATCGGTTCCTGTAAATAGTTTAATTAATTTTACAATTGGAAGTGGTATTGGCGATTATTCAGGTTGGTATTTATGTAATGGTCAGACTTGGACTGATGGTACAGACCAATTCCAAGTTCCAGATTTAAATACATATAATTATACAGTACAAGATAATACTGATACTACATCATTTACAAGTCAAGGTGGTGAGATTAAATCAGATGCTAAAAAGACTATTATTGGTGGAGCTGAAATTGAAATGACCGCAACTTATGCTGGATCAAATACATATAATATATCAACAGTTAAAGATTTTACTGAAGATATAATTAAAGGAGAACTTGGAGGAGGAACTGATTATACAGTTAAAAAATTACCTCAAATAATTTATTTAGGTAAATCTGGTTTATACTTCCAAATAACTGGAACACCTAGTCCAACATATACTAATACATACACTTTTAATTTTGTAGACGATACTACATATCCTGGAATTTCAATTTTACCAACAAGCTTTACGGTAAACGCACCATTCGGTGCTTTATCAGCACCACAACAAACACAACTTGCACTAGAAGCACCTACTGGATATAGGTTTACTGGCACTGGATATGATTTAGATTGGACACTTCCTACTGGAGTTACAATACAAAGTGGCCCGACATATGGTGGTGTAGGAAACTCAACAGACGGTTGGTCAGAAGTACAATATGTTTTTAAAGTTTCTCAACAGCTTCAAAATCAAGTTAATCCAATATATATTAACTTTGAAGCCGACATGTCAGGCGCGTTAACGTTACTTAATCAAGTTGCTCAAACATATATTTATAACGCTAATTCTAATTGGTCATATGATGCTGCCCAACAAACTAAAACTGGTATTATAGGAGATTCAGTTGCATTAGACGCAATCACTTTAACAGCAGACCCTGGTAGATATTTCAATGATACGATAACACCTACGGTACCTTTTGCGTTCTATGGTAGTGGAACTCAAAGAAATGACTTTATTGTTAGTAGTCATTCATATGGTGCATATAATGGAAGTGGACAAGCTACTGAATTAACATTGAATATAACTGACACTGATTTTGCTAACGAAAATGAAGTGCCCGGCGGATTACCAAGCAGTACTGCAACTACTTTAAACTTTGGTGCAACAACATATTCAATGTTACCTACACTAAGTCCTAATGGTACTTCGGGTCAATTATTTAATGACTCTTCAAGTGTAGTTTCACAGACATATCAAGTTACCAATAATACAGGTTCTACAATATATGTTGCTGCTTGGATTCAAAACTTTACAAACAATGTTAGCTTTCCACAATTTTCTAGCATTGGTGTAACATGGAACAGTAATTCAAAATATATTACTGGTGATGAGAATACAACTATAAACGGAATCACAACGTTAACTACAATTAATCACCTTGGTTCGGTAAGTAGCTTAATGGAGGTTGATAATCTTTCTGGAGACAGTAGTTGGTTTGCTAAATTAATGTGGACAAATAATCCATCACCTACACAAAATCCTTGGGATTCTGGACAAACGCAATGGTATTCATTCTTATAAACTATGGTAAATCCAATTAAAAATATAAACCTTTCAAAAAATGCTATCATATTTATAGCGGGTGCTCTTTTTGTTCTAATGTTTTTAAAACAATGTAATAGTATATCTAATCTTAAGGTTGAATTAGAAAACACAGTTAAAGTTGCTGATAGAAATTATAATAATTTACTAGCAGCACAAGATTCTGTAAATACTTATAAAAATGAAAATGGAAAATTAGTTTCAGAAATTAGATCATATGAATTTGACGTAACCACTATTAAATCAGAATATAAAGATTTGCAAAATCGATATAAAAATGTTCTTAATAAAAATAGAGATTTGAGTCGTGTAAATTCTTTAATTTCAACTGATTTAAGTATTAAAGACTCTATAATTAATTCAAATTCCACAATTAAACAAGATAGTACTGGAATTACCGTTAATTTTAGTGATGATAAAGAATGGGATAAATATAATTGGAGAACATTTAATGGTAGCTTAAGATTGGGTGTTGTTGATTCAACGTATTCTATATTAAATTCAAGATTTGATTTTAATCAAGGTATAGGTTTACAAACTGCTATTATTGAAGAGGACGGAAAAAGTATGTTAAAGATAACTACACCATACGAGGGTGTTACTTTTACAAATATAGAAAATATAAATCTTGTTAATGATCGTTTAAATCAAAGACAGGTTAAAAAAGCAGGCTGGTCAATTGGATTTGGTGTTGGTTATGGAATTAACCTAAACAACAATCAAGTAATTAGTACTGGACCAAATATTGGGGTTGGAATATTTTATTCCCCAAAGTGGTTAAGATTTTAAAATATATAAACAAATGGCACAATCATCAAAGTTCGCAAAAATCGACGAAGATATTCTATTAGAATTTATCTACCACGATCAGAACGCATCAAATATAGATGACGTTAAAATTGAAAATGATAATAATGGAAGTCAACTAAAATATTTAAATACGGTTGACGGTGATAATAATGCTCAAAGATTTTTAATTCATGAGCTTGGTGCTGATGTTGTAGAATTTACAGTTGAAATTGCAAATGGATATGTGTACATAAATAATTTTGCAAGTAGACAATTAATTCTTAAAAATGGTAAAACATATAAATTTGACCTAACAGACTCTACTGTAGATAATCCATCAGGATTTAATATACCTGGAGGAGCAGGTTCTTTAAATGGTGCTGGTACAATATATACGTATACTCCAACTACTAATGGAAAATATTCATACGAATATGTTAATTTAGCCGGGACATCAATGATTGGTGGAGAAATTTCAGTGGGAGATAAGGCAAATGCACTATATGCTGTTCCATTTCAACAAACAGGAAATGATGTTAAAACAGCACCAGGTGAAAGTGGAAGATATTATGC